AACTGCAACCAACTTCACTTATGGTGCCAAAAACCCTGGTACATGGGGAAATGGATTAAAAGTTTGCTTCATCGATGACTATGCAGACCAAACGGTTGGAATCGCAACCACAAGTCTCGCAAACGCTGGTGCAACAATTGGTTTCGGTGTAACTGCATCCCTTGATGGTCAGGTAGTCGCTGGATTGGGTACGACCACAGCATTTACCGGATTCCTGAAAGGAATTGTTGTTGGACTTAACACAGATGCAGCTGGAGGAAACAGCACGGTCGATGTTAAGATTGTTTCTCGCGTAGAGACTGTTGGTGGTGGATCAACAGAAACTGCTGTTACTTATCAAGAAGGATCTACAACTAGAGCGTTTGGAACATCTCTTGGACTTCACTTTGTTAACAACTCCGGTATTAACAGTACAGGTCTCCAAGACACAGTATTCACTCCAGCAACAGCTGTTGACTGGTATGATCAACAGACCTTAGGACTGTCTAACGCAACAACTTTCTGGAAGTCAATCGCTCCAAGACCATTATCTAATGTATACACCACTGACAGAAGTGGTAAGAATGACGGATTACACGTCGTTATTGTTGATGACAAAGGAACTCTTACCGGAATTAAAGGTAACATTCTTGAGAAGCATGTTAACCTTTCTAAGGCAAAAGATGCAATCTCCAACGTAAACGCTCCACAGAGAATTTACTACAAAGATTATCTCGCAGATTTCTCCGAGAACATCTATGCTGGTTATAACCCATCACAGGGTGATGACACTGTTAATGGAACTTATCCAAGAGCAACTGGATTCTCTACAGACTTTACCGCAGTCACAGCTGGTGATGGTCTCTGGGGTCAGGATGCACAAGGTATCACATTTGCTGCACTCGGTAATGTAAATTACACACTCGCGGGTGGAGTTGATTATTCTGCAACTGGTGGAATGAAGGCAGAACTCTCCACTTTGATCACAGCATACGGTCTGTTCTCCAACAAAGATGAGATCGAAGTTGACTACATGATCATGGGTCCTGGTTGTGCCACCGAGGCAGAATCACAGGCAAAGGCAAACTACATCATCTCTCTTGCAAATGATAGAAAGGATTGTGTTGCCACTATTGGACCACACAGAACCAACCTGGTAGGACTTACAAATACCAATGATCAGACCAATAATCTGATCAATTACTTCAGTTCACTGTCTTCCTCCTCCTACGCGGTCTTCGACAGTGGATATAAGTACATGTTCGATAGATTCAATAACGAATTCCGTTATGTTCCAACGAACGCTGACGTTGCTGGTCTGATGCATCGCACTGCGATCACTGCATATCCTTGGTTCTCACCTGCTGGACAACAGCGTGGTGTTATTAACAACGCAGTCAAACTGGCATACAACCCTAACAAGGCACAAAGAGATCGTCTCTATCCCGCAAGAATCAACTCCTTTATCACTACACCTGGTATCGGAACTCTCCTCTTCGGTGATAAGACTGCACTTGGTTACGCATCTGCATTCGACAGAATCAACGTCCGTCGCTTGTTCCTGACAATTGAACAGGCACTGCAAAGAGCAGCAGAAGCACAACTCTTTGAACTCAATGATGAGTTGACAAGAGCAAACTTCAGAAACATCGTCGAACCATATCTCCGCGATGTTCAAGCAAAGAGAGGACTTTACGGATTCCTGGTTGTTTGTGACACCACTAACAACACTCCAGATGTTATTGATAATAATGAGTTCAGAGCAGACATCTTCCTGAAGCCTGCTAAGTCGATCAACTACGTCACCCTCACATTCGTTGCCACCAGAACTGGCATCAGTTTTGAGGAAGTAGCTGGTAGAGTTTGATCATAATATCTAAATAACAAAAGGAGGATTTACGAAATGTCTCACTCAATCGAAAAGATTAAATCAACTTTGAAGGGCGGCGGCGCTCGCCCTAATCTATTCCAGGTAAACTTAACATCTTTCCCTGGTGGAGCAGATTATGATTCAGATGAGTTCTCAATCCTGTGTAAGGCAGCACAGTTACCAGCATCAAACATCGCTTCAATCGATGTTCCTTTTAGAGGAAGAATCTTCAAGGTTGCTGGTGATAGAACGTTTGACACCTGGACCGTCACTGTCATCAATGACAATGACTTCAAGATTCGCACTGCCATGGAAGCATGGATGCAATTCACTGGTCAGTATGCTGATGGATCTGGTGCTACCGATCCTTCAACATATCAGAGGAATGCTGAGGTTATTCAGTTTGCTAGACAGGCATCTGCACTTAATAAAGTTGATACCACTGGTTTAGCAGAAGCTAAGAAATACAGATTCTATGGTATCTTCCCAACAAACATCAGTGCCATCGATCTTTCATACGATACTGGTGACACCATTGAAGAATTCACAGTTGAATTCCAAGTACAATATTGGGCACCAGGTGATTTTGGCGCAGGGGAAACTGACGCAGGAAGTCTCTGATCTGATCTAATAAATAGATCAGACCAAAGTTAGTTTATAATAATGGCAAAATTGTTTGGGTTCTCAATAGAGGACACAGAACCACTATCTCCAAGTGCTGTCAGTCCCGTTCCTCCTAATAACGAGGACGGGTCTGACCACTACATGAGTAGTGGTTTTTTTGGTTCTTATGTTGATATTGAAGGTGTTTTCCGCACCGAGTTTGATTTGATCAAGCGATATCGTGAGATGGCACTTCATCCTGAAACGGATAGTGCTATTGAAGATATTGTAAATGAAGCAATTGTTTCAGACTCTAACGATAGTCCAGTTGAGATTGAACTTTCAAACCTCAACGCAAGTGATGGTATTAAAACAAAAATTCGTAAAGAATTTAAGTATATCTTAGATTTATTGGATTTTGATAAAAAGGCGCATGAGATATATCGTAACTGGTATATTGATGGACGTATTTACTATCATAAAATTATTGATTTGAAGAATCCTGAGGAAGGTATTCAAGAACTTCGTTATATTGACGCAATGAAAATGCGTTATATTCGTCAGCAGAAAAAGAAACCTGGTGAACAGGCATCAAGAGCTGTAGCGCAACTCAAGAGTGATAATCCCATGGATTATGACTTTCCAGAGATTGAAGAATATTTCATCTATAATCCAAAATCTGTATATCCAACTGGCAACCCAATGCAAACGGGTGCTGGTCAAGGAATCAAGATTGCAAGAGATGCGGTCACCTATTGTACATCTGGTCTTGTAGACCGTAACAAAGGAACCACTCTTTCGTATCTTCATAAGGCAATCAAATCCATCAATCAACTTAGAATGATTGAGGATTCACTGGTCATCTATCGATTGTCCCGTGCTCCAGAGCGTAGAATTTTCTACATCGATGTTGGTAATCTGCCAAAACAAAAGGCAGAGCAATATCTGCGCGATGTGATGATGCGCTATCGTAACAAACTCGTTTATGACGCTAGTACAGGAGAAATCCGTGATGACAAAAAGTACATGGCAATGCTCGAAGATTTCTGGCTTCCCAGGCGTGAAGGCGGAAGAGGAACCGAAATCTCCACTCTCCCTGGCGGACAAAACCTGGGTGAAATCACTGATATTGAGTATTTTAAAAAGAAACTCTACCGTTCACTTAACGTCCCTCCATCACGAATGGATGGCGAAGGTGGGTTTAACTTGGGGAGATCTTCTGAGATCCTGAGAGACGAACTCAAGTTCACTAAGTTTGTTGCTCGTTTGAGAAAGAGATTCTCCAACATGTTTAATGACATGCTGAGAACTCAACTTATTCTTAAAAATATTATCACTCCCGAAGATTGGGAAATCATGAGTGAGCATATTCAATATGATTTCCTCTATGATAATCATTTCTCAGAACTGAAAGAAGCAGAACTCATGAATGAGAGACTGACTCTGGCAGCAACTGCAGAACCTTATGTTGGAAAATACTATTCTCAAGATTACGTTCGTCGCAAGATTCTGCGTCAAACTGATATTGAGATTCTTGAGCAGGACAAACTGATCGAAGACGAAATCAAAAAAGGAATTATTCCTGATCCAAATGCACCGATTGATCCACAAACTGGGCAACCTTTGGATAGTGCTGCGGGTATGGATTTGGGTGCTCCAGTTATGGAACCGGAAGCTGATGGTTCCGCTACTGAGGCACCAGAACTACCCAAGGGTGGGGAAATATAAATACATCTAGTTGTTTACTATACAATTAAATGGACGACCTTTTAGATATGATCATTGCGGATGAGTCTCCATCTCAAATCAGCGACACTCTTAAAGATATTCTTTATGCAAAGTCTGCCGAAAGAGTTGATGCATTCCGTCCTTTGGTAGCTGACTCGGTTTTTAGCGGTCAAGATCAAATTGAAGTTGAAGTCGAAGATGAAGTCGAAGTTTCTGACGATGAGTTAGAAACAACCGATGGCGTCTGATTTATAAATAACTATTATAAAAATGAACATTAAAGGATAATGGCGCATAAACCAGTTGGAGTTAACTCAAGTTTTGCCGTAACGGGATCAGCATCTACAGGAGTTGCTATTTCTGCACATAAATCAGATTGTCTGCGCTTAGTAGCAAAGGGTGCCGGTATTCATGTTGCTTTTGGAACTAATCCAACAGCAACCACTGAAGATTATTATGTTCATTCAGGTGAGTCGGAGATCCTTGCTATTGGAAAACCCTCATCTCAAAGAGTTGTTGGAGTTTCTACATCGGGGACTAAAACAATTATTGATTTCCCTGAGGGAACTGGTTCTCCATTTGCAACTGGTGATGCAGTCACTTTAACTGCGACTAACCAAAGTTATTTGGACTTCACTCATAAAATTGTCGATTCTGTTGACACTAGTGCTGGAGAAGGTGGATATTTTAGTACAAGAATAACTGTTGATCATGATTATGGTGTTGGGTATGCTCATACAGATGTCATTCAATTTGCAGAACTGAGAGGATCTTTCAAAGTTTCTGGAGTGGGTGACGGAAGTGGAACACTTCATTATCAACAAGTACAATCAAGCGGGGGCGCATCCTGATGAAACTCATTAGAGAAGAAATTGAATCAGTAGAATTTCTTGTCGAACAAAAGAACGGCAAGAAGTCAATGTATATTGAAGGAGTATTTCTTCAGGGTAACATCAAGAACCGCAATGGTCGGATGTATCCTATGGAAACTCTCCGTCGTGAAGTTGGCAGATATAATGAAAATCATATTCAAGCCGGAAGAGCACTCGGTGAACTTGGCCACCCCGATGGTCCTACCGTTAATCTCGATAGAGTCTCCCACAAGATTGTATCTTTGAAGGAGAGTGGTTCTAACTTCATTGGTAAAGCAAAACTCCTGAATACACCTATGGGTAAAATCGCATCTTCTCTCGTAGAAGAGGGCGTAAAACTCGGTGTATCTTCTCGCGGCATTGGTTCATTAAAGCAGACCCGTGAGGGTGTTAACATCGTCGGTGACGATTTTATGTTAGCAACTGCTGCTGATATCGTTGCTGAT